TGACTACAAAGACCCCACCGCCGTTTGCTACGGCATAGGCAGAGATACCTTCAACCAGGGGCAGAACGCCAAGTTCGCTCCGACCTTTGAAAAGGAGCTTCAGCCGACACTGGTGGCAAAAGGACCGGGTGCTATCCAAAGCGGATACACCGTCCGCCGTTTGACGCCCACCGAGTGTGCCAGACTTCAAGGCTTCCCGGACAACTGGTGCGCCGACCTCGGCACGGAAAAACCGACCGATGAGGAAATGTACTTCTGGCATAAGGTGTTCAAGACCTACTCCGAAGTGACCGACTGCAAAATGAAGTCCGACAAGCAGGTCGCAAAGTGGCTGAAAGACCCGTATTCCGACAGTGCGGAATATAAGATGTGGGGCAACGGCGTGGCACTCCCGTGCGTATGGTTCGTACTCTGCGGAATTGTGTGGTATGCACAGTCCGGCGGCGATAATGCGCCGATATAATCTACACCGGAAATGTGCAGATATAGCTGGATAAGTGCACAACCTGACGGTAATATGTGACTACCATAAAACAAGGAGGTCACGAACATGACGATTACAATCCATGCACAGGGCGCAGAGCGCAAGCGGCTGGTGCAGACCATCTCCGACTGGCTCGGTGCCCCCGCAAAGTACTGTGGCGCACCCACATTCAACTATGAGGTGGATTACTTCACCATCGACCGAAACGGCAGCCTTTCCTTTGATGACCGTGCCGACAGCGAGGTCATCGAGCGACTTCTTCAGCACATCTACGATGAGGGCTTTGACATCGACCAGAGCCACACTGATGACGTGGAAGAGCCTTGCGCCGTCTGCATTTCCATGCCGAGGAGCCTGTTCACCGACAGCAATCTGGAAAACCTCAAGGCACTCATTGCCGCCAAGGGTGGTCTTATCAAGAAAGCCCTTGGTGTGGACGATCTGCCGTTGGAGATCACGGACACGAAGGTATCCTTCCCTTGGTTCCCGGCGACTCCAACCCCGGACGAGATGAAAGCCTACGACACCTTTATCTGCAAGCTGTGCGAAATGGCACGAAATCAAAGCCGTGTCAATTCTTCCGAAAAACCGATTGAAAATGAGAAGTACGCATTCCGTTGTTTCCTGCTTCGGCTGGGTTTCATTGGTGATGAATACAAAGCTGCTCGAAAAATCCTGCTGAAGAACCTCTCCGGCTCTTCGGCTTTCAGAAACGGAGGTGCGCAGCATGAGATTTCCGAGTAAAGAGACGGTCGAGCGTATCCGTAAGGAATACCTGGTCGGCACCCGTGTGGAGCTTGTTCAGATGGATGACCCACAGGCACCGCCTGTCGGCACGAAAGGCACCGTGCGAGGTGTGGATGACATCGGCAGCATCATGGTTGCCTGGGATAACGGCTGCGGTCTGAGCGTGGCTTACGGCGAGGACATCTGCCGGAGGTGCGACAATGACTGAGAAAATCCGAGAGCAGATTCTTGCCGTCCGCAAAACCGGGCGCTCGAATATGTTTGATGTGCCGATGGTGCAGAATATTGCCAATGCGATGCGGTTTTACGAACTGGTGGTATTCCTCGAAGAGCACCGAGGTGAATATGTGCATTTCATTCTCACGGGAGAACCGCTGTAATATACACAGTTTCCACCCCGAATGATCGTGTACTATATGCCTCCGAAATGACTGGATATATCCCGGACATGACGGTAATATACACTCACAACAAAACAAACGGAGGTACACGGTTATGTGGAAAGAAAGCAGCATCAAGGTAAACGGCGAGGTTTTTCACTACTGGATGAAGCAGTACGACAAAGGTTCTGAATGGGGCATCGACGGCGGACGCATTTCCAAGCTAATGTTCAAGCGGGACGGATACATTGTTTGCAACTACGACAGAGGCTGGGACATTGAGCCCACCGATGAGAACACGCAGCTTGCGCTGGAGCTTCTGCTCCACAGCGAGAACTGGTAAAAAACCGAAATTTCAAAGCAACGGCTCCGAAAGGGGCTGCTGCTCGTTGTACGGAAGGTCGCACCGATTTCGGTGGCGGCTATTTTTTATACCCTGGAGGTGGTCTCTACGAGAAAGCTGAAAAACTACAAGCCGACAAGGTTCATGGAGAAAACCTCCCGCTACGATGTGGACGCAGCGGATTATGCTGTGATGTTCATCGAGAGCCTCTGCCATACCAAGGGTACCTGGGCGAGAAAGCCCTTTGAGCTGATTGACTGGCAGGAGCAGATCATCCGGGACATTTTCGGTGTCCTCAAGCCCAACGGCTATCGGCAGTTCAACACCGCCTACATCGAGATCCCCAAGAAGCAAGGCAAATCGGAACTTGCCGCTGCCGTGGCGCTTCTGCTCACCTGCGGTGACGGAGAGGAACGCGCCGAGGTCTACGGCTGTGCCGCCGACCGTCAGCAAGCATCCATCGTTTTCAATGTGGCGGCTGACATGGTGCGGATGTGTCCTGCGCTCTCCAAGCGGGTCAAGATACTGGATTCCCAGAAGCGGCTCATTTATCAGCCAACGGGTAGTATCTACCAGGTGCTCTCCGCCGATGTCGGCAACAAGCACGGCTTCAATACACACGGTGTGGTATTCGACGAGCTGCACACCCAGCCCAACCGCAAACTCTTTGATGTCATGACCAAAGGCTCCGGTGACGCCCGTATGCAGCCGCTGTATTTCCTCATCACTACAGCCGGAAACGATACAAAGTCCATCTGCTATGAGATCCACCAGAAGGCCAAGGACATCATCGAGGGACGCAAGATCGACCACACCTTCTATCCCGTCATCTACGGTGCGGAGGAATCGGACGATTGGACGAACCCGAAGGTCTGGAAGAAAGCCAATCCGTCCCTCGGCATCACGGTTGGCATCGACAAGGTCAAAGACGCCTGCGAGTCGGCAAAGCAGAACCCCGGTGAAGAGAACTCCTTCCGCCAGCTTCGCCTGAACCAATGGGTCAAACAGGCGGTGCGCTGGATGCCGATGGATAAGTGGGACAAATGCGAGTTCGCCGTCAGCGAGGACGATTTGGAAGGCCGTGTCTGTTACGGCGGTCTGGACTTGTCCTCCACAACGGATATTACGGCATTCGTTCTGGTGTTTCCACCGGAGGACGAGAATGATAAATACAGCATCCTGCCGTACTTCTGGATACCGGAAGACAACCTCGACCTCCGAGTCCGGCGCGACCATGTGCCATACGATGTATGGGAGCGGCAAGGCTTTTTACAGACCACGGAAGGCAATGTCGTTCACTACGGCTACATCGAGAAGTTCATCGAGAGCCTGGGTGAGCGTTTTAATATTCGAGAGATTGCCTTCGACCGTTGGGGCGCTGTGCAGATGGTGCAGAACCTTGAGGGCATGGGCTTCACGGTCGTTCCTTTCGGACAGGGCTTCAAGGATATGTCCCCGCCCACCAAGGAGCTGATGAAACTGGTGCTGGAACAGCGCATTGCCCACGGCGGGCATCCTGTCCTCCGCTGGATGATGGACAACATTTTCATCCGCACCGACCCTGCTGGAAACATCAAGCCGGACAAGGAAAAATCCACAGAGAAAATCGACGGTGCTGTGGCAACGATCATGGCACTCGACCGCGCTATCCGCTGCGGCAATGATAACGGAGCTTCGGTCTATGATAGCCGTGGGCTGTTGTTCATTTGAGACCCATCGTCAAAATATCAGTCGAATAAAGTCGGAAACTCTATTATTCAGCAGAGTTTCGGACTTACAACTCCAAAACTATTGACTTTTTTGATTTTTCGGGTATAATAGAATCAAGAAAGTCAGGAGGTGCATTATGGCTGAATTGATCAACCGCCCCCAATATCTGAATCAGCTGATTCAAAACAAAGATGTAGATCTGGTGAAGATCGTTACAGGTATTCGCCGCTGCGGAAAATCATCCTTGCTGGATCTGTTTCATCACTATCTGTTGGAGAACGGCGTGCCGGATTCCCGGATCGTTCACATGAACATGGAATCCTTGCGTTACCGTGACCTGAACAATTACCTTTCTTTTTATGATTATGTCAGCAAGCAGATCGCCAAAGACGGAAAGACCTACCTTATATTCGATGAACTGCAGACTGTAGAGCATTGGGAAAAAGCAATCGAGTCCTTCCGCTTGGATTATGATGTAGACATTTATATCACGGGTTCCAATGCCTATCTGCTGTCTACGGAATTTTCTACGCTGCTCTCCGGCAGATATGTAGAGATACGGGTGCTGCCGCTGTCCTTCAAGGAGTTTTTGGACTTCTACGAGTTTGCCCCCGATGTGACAATGGACGAAAAGTTCCAGAAGTATCTCCAGTTCGGAGGGATGCCGATTCTGAGAGAATACAAGTTCAACGAAGCGAGAAGCAATCAGGCACTGGAAGGTATCTATTCGACCGTGGTGCTGCGTGATATTTTGCAGCGCAATAATGGCACAGATCAAGCCATGCTTCAAAAAATCATGCTGTTTTTATGCTCCAATATCGGCAGCATCACTTCTCCGAACAGCATCGGAAATGTACTCTCCAACGAGGGCGACATTCAAACCGGCAAGCAGAAGAACATTGCGGGAAAAACGGTGGATAAATATATTTCCATGCTCCGCAATGCGTTTGTATTCTTCTCTGTCGGTCGGTATGATGTAAAAGGAAAGCAGCTGCTCAAAACTCTTGGAAAGAACTATATCATCGACATGGGTTTTCGCAATATGCTTCTGGGCTACCGAGATGCAGATCGCGGGCATATCATTGAGAATATCGTATTTCTGGAACTGCTGCGCCGTGACTATCGGGTATATATCGGGAAGGTCGGAGAGACGGAGGTCGACTTCGTTGCGGAAAAGCCGAACAACAAGGTATATATTCAGGTAACGGAAAGTATGCTTTCCGCGGAGACCCGTGAACGGGAGCTTCGTCCGCTGCGTATAATTGGGGATAACTACGAAAAAATCGTGCTTTCTATGGATCGCAGCTTCATCAATTCCTATGATGGCATAAAGTCACTGAATTTGATTGACTGGCTACTCAGCGAATAAGCACTGCATTTTCGGAGCGAAATCAAAGGTTTTTGCAGTTCAAGTCGGAAACTTCGCAAGAACCGATTATCATAGAAAATGAAACAAGCAAGCATATACTGAGCCGTTATTTCAAGTTGGAATGCAGAATTGAAATAAGAGCCAAAATATCTGAATATTTCAAAGCATCTGTTCGTATGAGCAGGTGCTTTTCTTTTGCTCATTTTGAAGGAGAGTGATTTAAGTGGGTATCTTTTCAGGGTTTTTCAAATCAAGGGACAAGCCTCAAGACAGAACAGCAGGCAGCAATTATGCTTTCTTCTTCGGCGGTACTACTTCCGGTAAAGCAGTGACGGAACGTTCCGCCATGCAGATGACCGCCGTGTATTCCTGTGTCCGCATCCTGTCTGAGGCTGTCGCGGGTCTGCCGCTGCACCTCTATAAATACACGGACAACGGCGGCAAGGCAATGGCGCTTGACCATCCGCTCTACCGCTTGCTTCACGATGAGCCGAACCCGGAGATGAGTTCCTTCGTGTTCCGGGAAACCCTCATGACGCACCTGCTCCTGTGGGGCAATGCCTATGCACAAATCATCCGCAACGGCAAAAATGAGATCGTAGCTCTGTATCCCTTGATGCCGAACAAGATGTCGGTGGACAGAGACGAGGATGGTCGCCTGTACTACACCTATTACCGTGGCACAGACGAGGCTATCAAGAACAAGGAGTTCGCCGTAACGCTTCAGCCCTCGGATGTGCTGCATATCCCCGGACTCGGCTTTGACGGGCTGGTCGGTTACAGTCCCATTGCAATGGCGAAGAACGCCATCGGCATGGCTATCGCCTGTGAGGAGTATGGCGCGAAATTCTTCGCCAACGGTGCTGCACCGGGCGGTGTGCTGGAACACCCCGGCACGATCAAAGACCCACAGCGTGTGCGTGAGAGCTGGCAGTCCACCTTCGGCGGCAGCGGCAATGCCAATAAAATCGCCGTGCTTGAGGAAGGCATGAAATACACGCCCATCGGCATCTCGCCGGAGCAGGCACAGTTCCTCGAAACACGCAAATTCCAAATCAATGAAATTGCTCGAATTTTCCGAGTTCCGCCCCACATGGTCGGTGACCTGGAAAAGTCGAGCTTTTCTAATATCGAGCAGCAGTCTCTTGAGTTTGTAAAATACACCCTCGACCCCTGGGTCATCCGTTGGGAGCAGTCCATTCAACGCTCCCTGCTGAACTCCGAGGAAAAGAAGAAGTACTTTGCAAAATTCAATGTGGAAGGTCTGCTCCGCGGAGACTATCAGTCCCGCATGAACGGGTACGCCATCGGCCGCCAGAACGGCTGGATGTCCGCAAATGACATCCGGGAGCTTGAAAACCTCGACCGTATCCCGGCAGAGGATGGCGGCGATTTGTACCTCATTAACGGCAATATGCTCCCGCTGAAGAATGCGGGTGCTTTTGCAGATACACCTACCGATGACGGAAAGGAGGAAGAAACCGATGAAGAAGTTCTGGAATTGGAAGAACCAGACGGAAACGAACTCGGAGACGCAGGAACAGATACAGGAAAGAACCCTGTTCCTGAACGGGACCATCGCCGAGGAAAGCTGGTTTGACGATGATGTCACCCCGCAGCTTTTCAAGGACGAGCTCATGTCCGGCAGCGGAAACATCACCGTATGGATCAATAGTCCCGGCGGAGACTGCGTGGCAGCGGCTCAAATCTACAATATGCTCATGGACTACAAGGGTGATGTGACCGTGAAAATTGACGGTATTGCCGCATCCGCAGCGTCCGTCATCGCTATGGCAGGCACGAAGGTGCTGGTGTCCCCGGTGTCCATGCTCATGATCCACAACCCCATGACGGCGGCATTCGGCAATTCGGACGAGATGCAGAAAGCTATCGAGATGCTCTCAAGCGTTAAGGATTCCATCATCAACGCCTATGAGATCAAGACGGGGCTGTCTCGTGCAAAACTGTCTCATCTCATGGATGCGGAAACCTGGATGGACGCAAACAAGGCTGTGGAACTCGGCTTTGCGGACGAAATCATGCAGAGAAACTCGGAATCCGAAGAGGTACCCACGCCTGCCGTTTCCATGCTGTATTCCAAAGCGAATGTGGTGAACTCTCTCATGGAGAAGATCGCCGCAAAATGCGCCATCACCCCGAAATCCAACCGTACACAAAAAGCCGATGACCTTATGGATCGGCTCAATCTCATTAAAAACTGGAGGTAATTCAATATGACTATCAACGAACTGCGTGAAAAGCGCAACAAGGCTTGGAACGCTGCAAAGGCATTTGTGGAGACCAAGCGTGATAAGGACGGTCTGCTTTCCGATGAGGATGCTGCGACCTATGCTCAGATGGAAAAGAAGGTGCAGGACTACAGTGCCGAGATCGAGCGCATGGAAGCCATGTCCGCAATGGAAGCACAGCTGAATAAGCCCACTTCTTCTCCCATTACTGAGAAGCCCATGAACGGCAAGTCCACCGCTGACGAGAAGCCCAAGACCGGCCGTGCTTCCGACGCCTACCGCACCGGAATGCTAACCGCCCTTCGCAGCAACTTCCACCAGGTGAGCGATGTCCTTCGCGAGGGTGTTGACGCTGACGGCGGCTACCTCGTACCCGAAGAGTATGATTCCCGCCTCATTCAGACGCTTTCCGAGGAAAACATCATGCGAAAGCTCGGTCACACCATCACCACATCCGGTGAGCATAAGATCAATATTGCTGCGACCGCACCTGCCGCTGCGTGGATCGAGGAAGGCGGCGCACTCTCTTTCGGTGACGCCACCTTTGCACAGATCCTTCTGGATGCGCACAAGCTCCATGTTGCTATCAAGGTGACCGAGGAACTGCTCTACGACAATGCGTTCAAGCTGGAGGATTACATTCTCACCGAGTTTGGCAAGGCACTCGCCAATGCCGAGGAGGACGCATTCCTCAACGGCACCGGTGTCGGTCAGCCGCTTGGCCTGTTTGCGGAAACCGGCGGTGGTCATGTGGCAGAAACGCTTACTGCCGCACTCAAGAGCGATGACCTCATCACCCTCATCCATGCGCTGAAGCGTCCCTACCGCAAGTCTGCCTCTTTCATCATGAACGACAAGACTATCGCGCAGATCCGCAAGCTGAAGGACAACAACGGTGCGTATATCTGGCAGCCTTCCTATCAGGCAGGCGAACCGGACCGCATTCTCGGCTACACGGTTCATACCTCTGCGTATGCTCCGGAGAATGCTATCGCTTTCGGCGATTACAGCTACTACAACATCGGCGACCGCGGCACCCGTTCCTTCAAGCAGCTCAACGAGCTGTTCGCGGGCAACGGTATGATCGGTTTCGTGGCTAAAGAGCGTGTGGACGGCAAACTTATTCTCCCCGAAGCCGTTCAGATCCTCAAGCTGAAAACCGAATAAGGAAGGAGGCGGCGGTGATGGACGAGCTTCTTTCCAAAGTAAAAGCCAACCTTATCCTGGAACATACGGCGGATGATACCTTGCTGAAAAGCTACATCACCGCCGCTGTTTCTTACGCCGAAAGCTACCAGCACATCCCGGAGGGCTATTACACAGAGAACCCCATGCCGCCTACCACCGAGCAAGCCGTTATCAT